ACGGTTCAAGACGTCTGCCCAGGTAGGAACGATCCGACCATTGGCATCAACGACTGACTGATTGAAGTTAAAACCGTTGAGATTAAAAGCCATAGTGCTGACTCCCATACTGGTAAACCATATGCAAGTGACTGGGAATACAGCAAGGAAGAAATGAAGAGCCCTGCTATTATTAAAGCTGGCATACTGGAAGATAAGTCTCCCAAAGTAGCCATGAGCCGCGACGATATTATACGTCTCTTCCTCCTGGCCGAATTTATATCCATAGTTCTGAGACTCAGTTTCAGTAGTTTCACGAACGAGTGAGGAAGTAACGAGGCTTCCGTGCATAGCAGCGAAAAGAGCTCCCCCGAACATCCCAATAACACCAAGCATATGGAATGGATGCATGAGGATATTATGTTCTGCTTGGAATACGAACATAAAATTGAAAGTACCGGAAATGCCAAGAGGCATACCATCACTAAAACTCCCTTGTCCAAATGGATACACCAAGAACACAGCGAATGCTGCTGATACTGGTGCTGAATAAGCTACTGCTATCCATGGTCTCATTCCTAATCTATAACTAAGTTCCCATTGGCGTCCCATGTATGCTGCGATACCGATGAGAAAGTGGAACACAATAAGTTGATATGGTCCTCCGTTATACAACCACTCGTCGAGGGTTGCAGCTTCCCAGATTGGGTAGAAGTGAAGACCGATTGCGTTAGATGATGGGACGATTGCCCCAGAGATGATGTTGTTTCCATAGAGTAGAGAGCCAGCTACTGGTTCACGTATCCCGTCTATGTCTACAGGCGGTGCTGCGATGAAAGCGATAATGAAGCAAGTAGCTGCAGTAAGTAAGCATGGAATCATGAGTACACCAAACCAACCAACGTAGAGTCGGTTGTTGGTGCTTGTTACCCAGTCACAGAACTGATTCCAATTATTCTGTTGAGGTAATGTGAGTGTTGACATTAAGCTTGTTCTAATAGTTGTTTTCCTATCTTTAATGCGTCGATAAGATCTTGACCTTTGATAGGAGTATCTCTAAAGCTACCAGTTCTTTGGCTACGACCTTTACTATCTAGATAATCAGTCAATGCCTTGGCATCTGCTAGCTCTGGTACATCCTTTGGTCTCTGTTCCCATGGCATTATGTCACTACCATCCATTGGATTATAGTAATACTCACCACTATTTCCTGGCATCTTATGTTCACTTCCTGGGTGTGTACCTGTAGGCTGTGACCATCCAGTAGGCTCTTGATGTTTACCGTGAGATATTTGCCAAAGAGGATGACCAGGTGTAGGGTTCTCACTATACGGGTTATCATGACCTGTTGGATCTTTCGGATCTTTAGGTACATTAATACCAAGTGGCTTTAAGTTAGGCCACATTTCCAGAGCCATCTGAATATCTTTAGGGCTGATCTGCAATGACTTAACAAACTCAAAGAACCCTTGACCACCTTCTTCAGTTCCAAATACAGGTTCACCAGGTTCAGGATCTTGTGGACCCCAGTCCACTTGATCTCTCCACTGTTCATTGTAAGCATCCTCTGCTATCTGCATCTCTTGTCTAGCTTTCTCTTCCCCTATCTTCATCGCTTCGACTAGTTGGTTTGCCATAATTAGAAGTTGATATCGGAACGTTCAAGCTTCTGCATTATGTCCATGCGATAAGCAGGGTCGTTCTCATATCGAGAATCACTCATAGCTTTGACAACTTCAGCTTGACTACGGAATGTTTCTCCGCTTGTTTTGGGTGCATTTCCTGTTAACATTTTACCTTGATATCCTTGTTCATCTTGGTAACGATAGGCTAAAGATTTAACTGCAAAGAAAGCGGCTAGTGGATCTCCACGTTCCATTACAGTATCAAACATACCTATCTCTTGTTCAGTTAGAGAACTTTGAGCCCACTGTAACATGTTGTTGTAGTTAGCTTCACCGCCTACAACACCTTTTAGTTCAGCTACATTATCTTGTGTGAAGTCAGCTGCTTTAGGTACATACTTAGTTGCTGCATCCTTTCTCCATTCAAGATGGTACTGAGCTAGTTCTTGTGTGCTTAGCTTACCTAACTTATCTAAGAATTCTTTACTATATTCTCCCTTCTCTGAGGTAGCTTCATTCCATAATTCATCTAAGATTTCGTAAGCTTCAGGATCTTTCTCAACTTCATCCTTTTTTTCTGGTACTTCGTCTCGTTCTGAAACCTCAGCTTCGTCAGTTGATTCATTATCTTGACTACCTTTCTCTCCAAGTTTTGATTGGAGTTCAACATAAGCTTTTTCTAATTCCTGTGCGTCTTTATACTTACCAGCGAGGAGGTTGTCTTGAGCCTCCTGCATAGCTTCACCAACCTGTAGAGAATCCTGCTCTTCAGCACTTAGATTATCTACAGAGGTTGTTTCTTGTGTGTTTTCAAATGTTAATGTTTCTGCCATGATTTACTGAGGTGGTAGTTGTTCAGGAGGTGCTTCTCCTCCTCCTAGTTGTTCTGCTAGTGCGGGGTTCTTAGATGGATCAGCTAGTGGAGCCTTCATCATATCAGGCATACGTTCTGCTACTGTTTGATCTATCTGTTGTGCTTGAGCTTGCTGTTGTTCTTGTTGCATATCTTGTACACTCTTCACGAGGTTCAGTACATCTATACCTTGAGCAGCTGCAAGTCTCTTGATTACTTCATCAGGATTAATGTATTGTGCGATAGCTTCTGGTCCCATTGTCTGAGCAATGGTTTGTAGGAACTGTCCTAATGCTTGTACGTCTTGTCCTCTACCGAGTGCATTAATACCAGCAACGATGATAGGTTTAACCATACCTTTAGGTATACGTGGTATCTCACCTGTCTTCTGGAATACATTAAGCTTCCTATTTAAATAAGGAACTAAGAATTCTACAGTAAGTAAACCAAATAGTCCACCTAACTGTTGTTCTAATTCCATCTGTGTCATGCGTACTTCTTCAGCAGTAGTACGTTCTGACTGTCTTACACTAAGTATAAGGAAAGCTTCATTCAATCTCTTTTCTAATTGACCCATCAACTGATAAGCAGTTGCGAAGTCAGCGGTCTTGCCTACTTGTACTACACCAATATCGTCTGGTCGTCCTTGAACGATAGCTCCGTTACCTGCTGTTGCCAGTGTCTGAGGTTTAGTGGTGCTTGAAGGTGATACTACAAAAACCACTTTAGCAGCTGCTGCAGACCCTTCTACGAGTGCCTGAGATAGTGCTTCAAGTGACTTGAGATCTCCTATGAATTGACCCACTCTACCACGACCATAAGCTTCGCCATCTACTGTATTGAAACGTAGAGGTAGCCACGGAGTAGCATCTATTGGTGCTTTACTTTGAGATTTAGGTATGACTTTACCATATACTTCTTGATGCCAGATGAGTCTGTTGTTATCACGAGTAACATGTGTGAATACATCACACTCTTGTTCTGCTGCCTGGTCTGTCTCAACCAATGGCATCTCATCTGTTTCTGGGAGGTGTTCTTTAAGTAACTTTTTATTGATACGTTCTTTGGTGACTATTTCAATCACGTCTCCGTTCCCATCTCGTTCTATAACGTAGCGATTAAGAGGAAATAATTTCAGACCAGCCTTACCCATAAAGATAAGTGCATTACCACCGACAACTAAATGCTGTAGTGCTTGGTGTATTACTACACGATCATCTGATGCAGCAATAGCATCGAGGATAGTGCGTTCTATCTTTGCGAATGATAGATCTAATTCTGATTTTACTTCTGGAGGAAACTCTTCACCTAGTTGAGACTCATCTAATTGTAGCTTAAAGAAGCTGGTTTGTGGAGGGACTAGTGATAGCGATAGCTTACTTGCTAATGCTACTACTCCCTTTGCACCAACGCTTTGCCATGGAGTCTTCAATTGTTTCATACCTTTAGAGGATTCTTCATGACCTCTAATAAGATATGGTAGTGTTAAGTTTGCTGCATCTTCTGCTTCGGTTAGAAACTGGGAACGCTCACTTGATAAATAATCATAACGTTCTTTTGCTGTTGACATAATGTTTAAGTGTGAACTCCTGTTCCTTCTGCTGTTTCTTCATAATAATTACCCTTACCTTCTCCTTTCTTACCACCTTTAGTCTTACCTGACCCTCCTCTTCTCTTTCCTTTATCAGTCTTAACTCCTTCAACAGTAGGGTCTTGTTCGATCTTCATCTGATCTCTTTTAGATTGATCTATTTCATCTCTAAAATATCTAGCACGATCACCATCATAACCTCCTGGTGCTGTCCTAGATCTACCATGACCACCAGGACTTGGACCAGGTTCTCTACTACCTGAGCTAACTGATGGTCCTTCACCTACTTCATAATCACCACCTGATTTATGAGCTTCATCGAATGAATAATCTTTAGATGAATTACCTATAGTCATATCACTTCTGTTGGGTCGATCATCAAATACACCAGCTTGCTGGTAGAGTCTCATTAATGGATCTCTCTGTCCATTCCCGAGAAACCCC